ACTCAAGAAAAGCTAGACAAGATCGAGGTCAGGCTGCATAACTACGAAGAAGTAACCGCAAAATTATCTGTAGTAGGCGGGAAAGTAGCAGAACTAGAGATTTTTAAGGTTAGGACAGGCGTAATAATCGCACTTGTTTCGTTCTTTGGAACAGGGTTGTTTACTTTAGCGCTCAAGTTGATATTCCCCTAAACAAGATGATTCGCGGGAAGATTCGCTCTGTCAGGCTGAGCATGCCGAGTCGAGGGTACAGGGCTTCTGTGCCAGCCGATCCAACCTCGATCACTGTCGATTGTGATGCAGGTTTGCGTAACCTTGACGCACTGCATTCAGGTGTCGAAGCAGTCATCCTGACCAGTGCCGAGTACGAAGCCCTCCTAAAGGCCTCTCCGGGCCCCCAGGAACAACGCAAAGTAGGAACTGGGGTATCCACCTTACCTACCCCGGCGCTGGCTGCACCGCCAGCCAAGCCCCCATCAACCGACAGGTTTTTCCTAATCGAGCTAGAATAACCTTGACTTAGGTGTGACTTACGTGGTTAACTGGCTGTGCATGTCAAAAATGTCAAAAATGCTTCTTGCCACCCACGCTGTGATCGGCAAAAGCTCTGCCGGTGGCTGTGGACTGCTGTCCTGGCACGACAATGAATTTTCGGCATGGCGTGAGGCTTTTGCTGTCCGAAAGCACGGTGGCAAGGCCAGTGTCGTAGAGGCCCCTGAAGGAAGGTTGTCGGCAGAAGACCAGATGGCCCTTAGCATGATGCTGCTTGATAGTTGGGCAGACACTTGACAAACTTAAAAACGTCGTGGTAAGCTCTGTACATAACGTTCTAGGGAGGCAGAGATGGCGACCTACGGTTTCGGCTACTGCAACGGTTTCGCGATGCAGCTCCAGACTCCAACCAGTGAGTGGGCTCGGGTGATGGTGCTCGCGCAGGCTCTGCGTTCCAAGGCGGCAGCACACATCTCCACCTTGGATAACGGCGACTATTCTCTCGGTAATCGTTTCAACAGCAACGAGCGGATTGCCGACCGCGTTTTCTCGAACTGGGTCGTCGGGCTGGCACACTTGGAAGATTTCGTCATGGCAGCCTTCATCGACGCTGCGCGAGCTGACCACTGGTACACGTACGAAAAGGAGTGGTAAAATGCGTACTTGCAAGTTCTGCGGTAAGGAATCCGAAAAAGCCATTTGCAAGGAATGCGACCTCCTTTGCAAAGAGTGCGCCGAGCCACGAGAAGAGGACAGCGACCGCTGCAAGAAGTGCAATAAAACCCGCGCCTTTTACGCGCAAATCGATTGGATTGACTAATGACAAACCAAGAATACTTCGATACCGTGACAAGGCACCTCCTCAACCAGAACGAACAATCCATCGGAGATGGGGGCTTGTGCTCCTACCGGGGAACGGACGGCTTGAAATGCGCGATTGGGTGTCTCATCCCCGATGACAAGTATGACCCCGGTCTCGAAGGCAGGGGTGTTCTCCATCCCGCCGTTTATTCGCTGATTGGAGCGCAGCCGGACCAAACAAGTTTATTGTTGGGTCTCCAGAGCACTCACGACGGGCGCGTCCCCAGCGAGTGGAGGGAACGCTTATGGGAAATTGCAATGGTGTTCGATTTGAAGTTTAACGGACTCTAAGGAATAACCTATGGCAATTAAATTGGGAAGAGTCGAAATCGGCGATGGAAAAACTAGGCAAGAGATCGAGTGTTGTGGAGTGGCTCTAATCTGCCAGTACAACACTAACACGTGCTCGGTATGCAATACGGACTACAACATGAGCGGGCAAAAACTTGCACCGCGTGAACAGTGGGGCGAAGAGACGGGCGAGAGCCCTAACGACGTACTGCTGGGGATGGATTCGTAACCAATGAAACTTTCTAAGTGGATGTCACATGGAGACGTTAACATGCTCGACTACGGTGGTGGCTATTCCCGGCGAGTTGAGCAGGGGAAGTACCAGTTCATCGAGCTGACCAACATGCATGAAGAAGGATCGCGGGGGGACAAGTACAACGTCGAGCTGCGTTACGTTGACTTGAACGGAATCGACGAAAAAACCAAGTGTTCGGCTGTCCGGTGCTGCGGCCTCGACGCAGGGCTCGATAACAACACCGAGGCAGAAATCGCCTATGCCTGCAACCTGTACGGTGCCTACGCAAACGTGTTTTCTCGCAACGGCAACAACGCGCACAACTGTATTCGCGCCGCCCGCCGCGAAGCCAACCAGCTTCTTTCTCCAGACCGTCTCAGCGTTGCCTTGTCCCGCTCGGTCAATAATCCGTGGCTATGCCGCCCGATCTTGACGGTTGACTCGACTGCCCTGGAGACGATGAAGAAGGACGTTAACTATGCGTTAGTGCCGCCGCCGGGGGAAACGATGGGGTTGTCTCGCGCGGATGTGAGAGTCCTTAGGCAATCCGATCTTCTTAAGTGCAAATTCTTCATCTTTGTGCCAGAACATTATCGACTCGACGGTACCTGCAAGTGCGACGACCTAGAGCACCGCAAGATGATGATCCTGGAGTGGGGCTATTCCGCGAAAGACTTCACTTAACAGAAAGGAAAGGAACATAACACTAGAGGAGCATCAAATACGGTATTCGTGCGGTTGCCAAAATCCTGAGTGCACATTCTATAAGGCGGACAAAATGGGACAGTATTGGGTTGCAGTGAATCTGGACAAGAAGGAAAAAATCGACGCACGTAAGCTTGGGTGCGGCCTAAAGTTGTGGGAGCAAGTTGCCAACCAGAACCCAGGTGCAGCCCTGATCATTCTCTGCGCCGCTCTTCGCGAAGAGCGGGGTGGTGGCGATTTGAGCTTGGATTCGTCGGTAGCCAAGCGCACTATCGGGCGCTGGGCAGGAGATCGCATCGCCTTGGTTGGAGACTATGCCAAAGACACAGACCTTGCGCCTGAGCACGAGGCTTCCAAAATCTACGAAGCTGAGTGGACCGATATCTCCGAAGACGTGCTCCGCGTTATCGAAGACGAGCTAGCCGATGACCCTCGCGTCGTCTCCCGCGCCTGATGCAACTGAACCTCGGCTGGAGTTGGATGAAGTCAATTTGGAATTGCAGCGCTTCAGCTTCACGGGGCTTCTGTCGCTGCTGCAAATCAAACTGAGCGCGACCAGCTACAGCCACGCGGAGCTGCGTTTGCTCGTCTCGATGCGCGTTCCCGACCGCGACGATCCGAGCGCTGAGGTTCCGCTGGAGATGGTCTTCTTTCTCCACCTCAGCAACCTGCTCGGCGATAGGCGCGGCTGGCGCAAAGCGCTCGCTCGCGCGGTCCGCAAGAAGCTTCTTTATTTCGTCGCGCACGAGGTCGACGAATGCTTCCACGTCGATGGGCGTCGAGCCGTGGAGCCTACTGGTCATTCCCTGCGGCCCGTGGGGGCTCGCAAGGCAGCAAACGAGGTGGGCACTAGGTAAAGGTAAAAGGCCCCGCAAGGGGCCTTTTACGTTAGTAGCAGCCTTAGGCACTCTGTGCTTGACAAGTTAAATAACCCCGTGCTATACCTTGATCATCTTCCATCAAGGAGTAGGACATGGGCTACGAGAACGCGATCCAGACCAAGATGCTCGCCACCCGCTGCGCAGTCTGTGCGCGCCCCCTAGTTGACTCTGTCTCCATCACGGCAGGCATGGGTCCTGACTGCCGTGAGAAGCACGGGTACAACATCGAAGTCACCCAGGCAGCCCGCAAGGCAGCAAACGAGATGGTTTACCAGATTGCGGTGAACCGAGAACTCCCCGAGCTGTGCATGGAGTACTGTAACTCCCTTCGGGGGCTTGGCTTTACGGCGCTGGCAGGCGTCATCCTCTCACGCATCGCAGCGGTGGTCATCGAGGAGCGTAGCAGCCTCTACTACGTCCAGACCGAGTATGACGAGCGCCTTGTCCCTCTCATGCGGACTGTGCCTGGGCGGCGCTGGGACAAGGTGAGCAAGACCAATACCTTCCCTGTCAGCTCCAAGAAGACCCTCTTCGATTTCTTGGTCCGCTACTACCCTGGCAAGATCGGGTTCGGTAGCAAGGGGGGCTTCGTGATTGGGGCGAAGGCTTCCAAGCCAAGCCCCCAGCTCGCCCCCGAGCCCAGGCAGCTGGACTTTGAGGACACTAGGGCTCAAAGCATTTGTGGTTGCTGCTAGAGGAGCACAGGACATTGGTAACTCATGGGAGCGAGCGCCCCGTGTTTGGCGCAGCCGGGGACCACGCTGCTCTTAAGCTCGGATCGAGCCGCCGACTACTTCATCGTCCCCTTGCAGTGTCATTGATCATTTCGTCTAAGTCCGTGTAAATGTAGATTAAGGGGTGGCTGTAAAAGTTACAAAAGTCCTGCTCTTCGATATTCAGGTGGTGTGGTACGAACAGGTAAACTGGCTTGCAGCGCCCCAGTGCAATACCAATCTCGACATGGGTGCCCTTGCCGCCTGGGAGCAGCGCAACCAGGGCATCGGCGTGTGCTACCCCCTGCTCCTCATCCATAGCCACAACACGCTTCTCAGACGCTTCAAAGGCCTTTACCGAGCCATGTCTGGTCCAATCGTAGGTGATCCCGACGCCATTTTCTTTGAGGCGATCCATCACGTGCCGCGCAGTCGCAAGATTGAGTATACCTGTAGCTACGTAGACCCTCATGGCATTAACCGTACTTTTGCCAAGCTAAACGTATAAGCAGGGCCGTTTGGGTGACGGACCAAAAGCTTGGCGATGTTGGCATCCATGACAGCCCCCAGAGTCATGTTTGCTCTCCTCTCCGCTATTTGGATGAGTGTCCAAAGTAGCATTGAGACTGGCTTGTAGAGTACTGACTTGTCAATGACCTTGTGGTGGTGCAAGGTCTTTTTGACATACTCATTTATGGCTCCCTGGGTGGTTAAAAGGTTTACTAAAATCTCATGGTATGGTGGATGAAGTATCGGGAACGAATCAATATGTAAATCACTTAACTCAAATTTATACGCATCAGCTAGCTCGGCTAGATACCACATAACATCACCTAGCTCTGCTGCAAGCTTGTCTGGTTGCCGAGCTAGGTGCCAAGGCCTCTCAAGCTCCAAGGTAACCTCACCCACCTCGCCAGCAATACCGTGGGCTGCATTGTGGATCTGGTCTTCGAGCGTACTAACGCTACGTGTACGCATTGCTTCGACTTGATATTGCTTAAGGTCCATTTTTTCTCCTAGTCTAAATAAACAATATTAGTTACGTCACTCGAATTCTTTTGGATGGACTCGTGGACCTGTAGCGCAATATTAGCCAGGGAGCCAGGGCAGGCATAGTACCCTTTACCGGTGTACTTGACAATGCGCCTCAACGTGCTAGCCGGAAACTGCATGCGATGAAGTACAATACGCTTACGTGCAATATCTAGGAAGCTGATTGGGTTAAACACCAGATCCTCACCATCCGTGGCAAACTGAGCCATGGTCAGATCGAAGGAGTCAATGACATGTTCGGCGCAAGCATACCAAACCAATTTGATCAGCTGAACAGGTGGAAGGGTATCGTGCTCAAATTTGACAAACCGTTGTTTGCTGCCATCTGCTCCAGGTAGAGTATCAGAGCTGATACGCCAGCCATTGAAAGCCCACAAGTCAGAATTTTCCTTGCGATCCTTGCGTGTCTTGTTGGGCACCCCTTCTGCAAATAATTTGTAGGTGGCTAGGAACGCTTTCTCGTCTCGGAAGAAAAGGTCAATATCGTTAGCCTTCTCGTCTTCCTGGATCAATGAGGTAAGAAAGCCACCTCCCAGATAAGCTCCTTTAGGTAAGCCGGCAGTTAGTGAGCTGAGTAGCCTGTTGGAGATACCTCGCTGAGTCAGTGCGGTGAAGAGTGGTAGACGTGCGAAAGCGGTCTTGGTCCGCTCCAAGAAGTGTGGCTCCTGATCAGCCGTCCAGAACGGTACGGCTTTTTTTAGCTGTGGATTAGGGCCTTCCCACTTAGAGGCCTTCTTCTTTGACGATGTATTGGAGTAAACAGCCTCGTCGGAGGCAGGCAAAAGATTTAAGATTGTCATAGTGTGTGTACTTTCATTTATCGAATGTTTGATTTGTGTAGTAATTCAGATACCGACTCTTCTAGATACCATACCCGTGTCTGTAGTTCATTTATCTGGTCTTGCAACACCGCAAGCAGGGTGGTACCACAATTGGTACAAGTACCTGAAGCCAGCAAAGAAATTTGCTCATTTAAGTGTAAACAAGTGGTCATTCCTAGCTCCATTTTCTTTTCTTGATAGAAGTCAGCTGGACAAAGGATTCCCTGTCATCGGCCATAACCAGAATAGAGTCCACTTGTGCCAATATGGCTCCTGCTAATCTATGGTATCCATTAACTAAAGTTAGCTTGTTTAGGTACTGGTTGTCGATCACGATTGGGGAAACGTAGGAGCCTGTCTCAAACTTGTCCTTGAAATACTTAACGCGGGGAATATCATACGCTAAAACACGATCATCGACATCACGCCTCCCCTCACTCTTGTGACGCTTCATCGGTTGAACATCGCCCCACCTTTGCCCCTTGGGGATCCGAAGAGCCTTTAAGGGAGAAGCAGAGTACGTCTCCATCTTTTTCAAAAGCGGCTTCAGACTTACTCGGATAGTAGGCATCATTTAACCACCAAACCCCAGGCGCCGGGTCCGCTTAATTTCCTTGTTAGCATCATCGCGATCCGTCCGAGCAAGGCGGTATAGCTCACCAAGGGAATACTCTTTGGTGTCATTAAGAAGGGTCGTATCCCCGCCCAGGCGCGTCAAGCAGGTCACAGCCCGTGCGTAGTCGAGGGGCGGCACTTCGATGCGGCGGCAGAGGCGTGAGGCCCTCAAAATGGCCTCGTCTAGCTCGTCCCGTGACACGTTGGTGGTAGCCACAATGCGAAGGTCAAGGAGGTTACCCAAAATGCCGTCCGACAGGTTCAAGACTGCGCTGACAGAAGACATATTGTCATTCCCGCGCTTGGCAAGAACACTGTCCGCGTCTTCGACGATGAAGACTGTAGGACCGGTAGAGCCTTGGCGGTGCTTGATAATAGACTTGACAATACCAGGAGAAGCCAATGAGGCAACCAGATCGGCGGAAACGAGCAGGAACATTGCGTCGGGAACGTCATGGAGCAAAGCACGTACCATATACGTCTTGCCTGTTCCAGGAACACCATCAAAAATGACAATGCGCCCACATGGGTCGTTATTTGTCAAGTCCTTTACCACATGCCTGTAGCCGTCCACCACTTCTTGTTTATAGTTACTTTCCTCAAAGACCTTGGCTGCGATACCAATACTTTCAAATTCAATTCCTTTCATGGTCTGAACAAGCACAAAGACTCGCCCATCTGACTTTACGTAATCGGCAATCAGGGTGTTGGTGATTTCAACCGCTTTTTCAACCAGAGCCTTGGACAGGGAAAAAATAAAAAACTCTGCCCGCTCTTTTGTGCAGTGGAAACGGGCAACGCCGTTTTCCCATACGATGGTTTGACGTTTGAAGCTAAGCTCCTCGTCGGCGGAAACACTCGTCATGTCAAAGACGTTTTCTTCTATCACTCTACCACCAAGTGTAGCGACCGCCGACATAAACTCTTGGATACTGACCATCGGTCTGCCATGGAGTGAAAAGTCGTAAACGGCCCCTGCTCCACGTAAGGCACGCAATGATAAAAGCTGTTTTATCCAACCCCATTCAGGGGAGGTTTCGGAGTCCATGCTGGCAAGAGAAGAATCTAGTACTTCAGGCGGTACGTTCGATAGACTCATCATTAGTTTTTTATGCTCCCTCAAAAATAGTTATAGCGCAGCTTTATTGTTTGTGGGTTACTTTGCATGCATAAGAGCAAAACTTATCGCTTTTGCCCTCTCTCACATTACAATTAATACAAGGTGTTGCCAAGTCAGGCAATACATAGTAAACATTACCCGTCAGGTCTACGGGCGAACCCAACTTAAAGGTATTCTCCGAGAAAAGCTCGGAGTGGACCCCCCAATAGACAAGGGCAGTCGCCATAGGCGCAGGGCCTGCACCGTCGAAGTGTACCCGCCCGCGTAAGAAGTTGACCATACTAGCGGTACGAAGAATGTTCTGCTGCCAATGCTTGGTATCAACAGCGGCAGGAATGAGCATGATCACCTCTGAACCTTCTGCGTAGGCTTTGTAGGCCCTAGTACACCAGTCCGCAACGGTACTGGTCTTGTACTCCTTCTTTTGTTCCTTTGAGAGCAGACGGTAGTCTTTTGAATCCAAAAACTCTTTGGTCACCTTGTGCATATAGCAGCGACCATAGGGTGGGTTAACGAAGATGGTGTGGAAGTCCCAGCTATCAACAAGCCCATCGTCCTTTGGTAGTAGATACTCGCGAGTGGCGTGCACAATAGACCTCTCGTTGCTGCACGGGTCGAGTGCAATTGTACCTCCAAATACCTCTCGGACAGTCTCTACAATAAGCTTGGGGGTAGTCCAATCACTTCGACCAGCTGTTGCAATGTGTCCAGCCATATATCTTTCCTTTTATTTTTGGAGGTTACCTACAAGTATAGCGCAGAAAACAAAGGGCCCTCAGCTTTTTGACTGAGGGCCCAGGCCTCTGCGTCGGGGTGGTCCCCGACGCCAAGTCCACCAGCTGTGATATAGGTCACAGCTCCTACATGTTAAAGAAGTCGTACACCTTATCCGATACCCTCTCGACTATTTTGTAGCCGTCTTCAAAAACAGACGTGGCAGTCTCAGGCAAGTCCATCGCCGCAGTTATTACCGGCATTCCACTGATAAAAGCCAACGTTTTCTCGTACACGTCGTCTGTATCGAAGAGCTTCTTGGTAAGGCGAAACTTCTTTGACATTTTTAGCGGAGCTGGCGACGGAGATTGCCGATCGCCCGCCCCATCTTACGAGCCACCTGACGTGCACGAGAGACTACGTTATCGTTGAAGTTAGTGACGGTGTATTCCGGGGTGTATTCCGGGGTGTATTCCGGGAACGGCTTGTTACCGTTGGTGAGTGTTGACGCCAATGCCGAAAGGGCAAGGGTGAAGGTGCTCTTAGCATTGTAACGCGATGCTCGGCGAATCGCCCCGACCGCACAGTACTGCACCTTGCCGTTCCACAGCTTACGCACTTCACGACGGGTCCCCCAGCCGCCGTTGCCGATAAGTTCCCTTGCCTTGGACAAAATCGTGATTGCGCCGTTGATGCTTCGCTTGTTTGACATTTTATTGTTTCCTTTTTTGAGGTTAAGACTACACAAACACTATAGCGCAACTCTCAAAAAAGAAGGGCCGGTATCTCTACCGGCCCCCGTTTATATTCCTGGCGTACCTCGGCCCGGTGCGCCAGGAGGTGCCCGAAACTTCACCCATCTGGCAGGGATGTCACCCAGGTTAAGCTCCAGCTCCATCCTGGACCCACACACCTCCTTTTTTTTACTTCGTCTTTAGCGATTCCGAGCGAGGGCGGCTGCGAGCGAGGGCGGCTGCGAGCGCAGGGATACGGCGCGGCGGAGCTGCCATCAGGGCAGCCAGATCCGCGGCGCCCGTTGCCGACAGCTCGGGGATGAAATTCTCCGGCGAGATCTCCCACCCCATGTCACAAATCGCCTCGCGAATGGCAGAGGCAACCTCATAGAGAGCTTCATTTTTGGCCCAGGCGACCGTTCTCTCTGTCTCGTCCCCTTCTGGGGCGACTAAGATTAGGGCAGCTTGTAGGTGAGTTTCAAGCCTCGACAAAAACTCTTGAAATGTTTTGAGATCCATTACTGGCGCTCCTGCTTTGGCTGGTGCATCACGAAGAGGGTGACGTGAGAAACTTCGCAGACCACAGTGTCACCTGGATCTGCTTGGCTAATCGCCCAGTCTCGCACCATATCGATGCTCTGCTCCTTAGCCGCCGTACCACAATCGAAGATGACTCCAGTGATACGGTTGACGTACTTGACCTCGACGCACCCATCCGAATTCATTGCGAGTGTCCACTTGCCCATCTGTCACCCCTCCTGAGAGCTTTATCTCTCATTGGGTAACCTATAACAATGCGGTCCCGTAGTCAAGTCTTTTCGCAAGCTCCCTTAACTCTAAGGCTCGTTCTCGCTGAGAGGTAGCGTTATCGTGCTTTCCTCTCTTGTCCAGGAAATCGGCAAGTTTTTCAGCCTTTACTGCCTCTAGTATCGCTGTAAACTTATTGAGAGCTGTCTCTGGGCCGGGTGAGTTGCCAACCGCCCACTCACCCAGACACCACATGTACGCCGATGTGGTTGCTTTGTCAACATATTGTTGAATCGTCACAGAGTCGATGCCCGTCAAGATGCGTTTTAGCTTGACTTCTGTATGTGGTGCAATCCTGTTTACCCGGTAGGCAATTCTTTGGGCCTCCACCACTTTCATGGTGGCATCGTACGCAGCCTGCGCCTCGGCTGTAGCAGGAGCCTGGACAGGACTTGTGTCCTCCGGGGGCCTTGGCTTGGTTTGGGGCTCGAATTTTGGTAGGTTGACTACTGCTGCTACCTTGGGCTTGTTCTTGCTGCCTTTAGGACGCCCCATCGTGATCCTTTGTCTGAGCCGCTTGGGGCTGGCGTCTAAATGGGATTAACTGCCCCATAGTCTCTGGCGTATTTTTGATTTCCTGCTCCACCAGGGCGATATCTTCGTCAAAATCACCGTCGATGGCTGCAAGGTATTCCTCGGTCAGTTCGATGGCCAGCTCCCCAAGGGAATCACGGGCCTCAACGATATCTTCGTCACTGACATGAGTGAAGGCACTATCGAGTAAATAGATGCCATCGCTGTAATCCCACTCCGTACCCGAAGCAAGACCCGCAATAGCTACGTTCAAATACTGAGCTAATCGCGTACGAAGGACACTTACTTCTTCTTTTGTTACAATAATCGTCATTTTATGCCGCTCTTTTCATCTGAACCTGAGTTTGCACGAAAACTCTGTAGGCTTGCAGGGTATTTATAGCGTAACTCTCTGCATCCTTCTCAAAAAACTCAGGTACCGTGCCATAAAATTGATCAATGTGACGTAGCTCGTGAGCTAGTACGAGGAGAAATTCTTCTTCCCATGAGTAGAGCACGGTACTGAAGCCCTCGAACACATTATTGTATGGAAACGTCCTATTATCACCTGTTACCCATACCGTCACACTGGATGGGTAACCATTTGTGGGTTTGTTCTTTTCGGCAAACCCACCACTTTCGACGCCAGACTCTTGATCCAGAATGTCAAGCGAAACCTTGTTGGTGTGTAAAAATCTGTCGGACATGAAACGGTATAAATCCGCAAGGACAGCCGTGTCCCTGCGGCTGCTGTTACGCAGCCACATTAAAACCTCATTAAACGAATGGGTTAGTAAAAAGGTTGGCTACCGGGAGGGTTTCTTGATCAAGGAAAGAGCAACGCCAAGAAGGCACAAGCCAGCCAACCAGAAAACAGCGTAGGCTAGGGAGCTGCTTGCACACACGAGTCCGTGGTTTAGAAACCCAGGTGTCACACCTGTGTGTGAAAAAGTTTTCACCGTAATACCTCCATGAACTGTGTATAGCGCAACTATTTTACCGTGCAAGCCGCTGCTCACTCGTCCAGTTGGCAAGCTAAACTAGTCCGCTACCCTACGTCAAGGCTCACCAAAAAAATAATTTGGCACGAAACTTGCTTGCATTTTCCACCACGTCATGTCTTGCAGTTGAGACCTAATCTTCTAGTTACACTGTGCGCCCAAGTGCGCGTCGCAGTTCACCACCCCCAAAGGAAATTATCCATGACCCTAGATCCTAAGTCGTTCACTATCTCAGTTACTGACAAGATCACTGGCGAGCTTGTCCGTGGAGCCTTTAAGGTAAAGACCCGCCTCTCCTGGCGTGACCAGCTTGCGCGGGAACGTATCCGTCTTGATCTACTTGGACCGCTGGCAGCGCAGGCTTCAGTTCGGGCAAGGGAACAAGCTGACCTAGTCAGCGAGCTGGCTGTTCGTATTGTGGAGGCTCCACAGTTCTGGAAAGAAGCCGACAATGGACTCGACCTACAGGACGATGCTATAATGGTAGAAGTTTTCAACGAAGCCATCAAGGCAGAGGCTGAAGCCATTGCTGCGTTGAAGAAACTGGGCGAAGAAGCTAAGGTAGAATTAGCAAAGATTGGTTAAGTTTGACAAATGGACATCCTAGAAGCCATCAAAGCAAAGGCTCTTAATTCTGTCTTGAAGCGTGACGGTGACTACAACGGTCGATTTGTTCGGCGCTGGTATTCTCGTACTTTTCATACGCCACTTCATATAGTCGAAAGAATACCCACTCTAGACCTGTTCGAGCATTACTACGAATCCGAATTTGAAGCACTAGAGCCAGAAGAACGTCATGCGGCTATTGCTGATATACTAATAACCCCAGAGCAGCGTAGGGCGGATAGCTTATTAGAAGCTGCTAGCGATGCAGGTACCGAAGAGTTGATGAAGATAGCCGTAGCTGAAGAAGCAAAGCGAGAAAAGGACGAGCCTAAACCAGAAGCGGCTAGCGATGGACAAAATGTACAGACCACTCTTCCTCCAGACATCAAAATGACTTTCATTTCTGAAGATGATTTAGAAAAGGAATCCGCTGGCTGGGGTAGCTTAGCTCCTCCTGAGAAGCGGCAATCTTAACAATATGTCTACTAATACTTCTGAAATGATAATTAAGGTCACCGGGCAGGTTAGCCAAGCTCAAGGCGAGCTGAAGGAGCTTGACCGTACATTAAAAGAACTACTCAAAACAGCTACACAGTTACAGGGAGCAATGGCTGGCTCTGGCTCTGGAGCCGGAGCTGGCATTCCAGGGAAGCCAACAGGTGGCTCAGGTTCAAGTACACAAAGCGTTTTTGGTATGAACGCTACACGGCTCTCCAAGAGTATCCTTGAAAATCAAAACGTCATTCGTTCGATGCGTGCAAATAACGCTAAAGAGTTTGGTACTACAGTACGTGTGATCGATCGCGCCCTTGAGCAAGAAGGTAAGGCGGTAGAGAGGCACACGCGCCGTATTGAAAAACTATCAAAAGCCTATGGCGAAAATCGTGATTCAATTGAGGGTGGAGTGGTAAGGAACCCAGGTTATCGTAAACATACAGATCGAATGGGAAACATCCTTATGGATGTGATGAAAGCCCGTTCTGAAGCACAAGGTAACATAGAGGGCCTTAAAGAACTGCGCTCTGATGCAGAGCCACAAAAGATGCTGGCTAAGTTGGGTGGGTGGTCAGGTGTAATGAGAGCTATAGGGGCAATAGGTGGAGCGGTCAGCGGATTAGTAGTTACAGGAGCCTCTTTTTACCATGAATCGAGTATGCGTCAAGGTAGACTAGAAGCCGCCACAGCCTCTCCTGGATACTCTCTTTTACAACGTATGCAAAGCGGGGATCTGACACTCGGAAATGCAGCCGCTAATGGTACATTAGCAAGAAATATGAAAGCAGCAAGCGGCACCGGTCGTTATATCGCTGGCGGCTTAGGTGTAATGGCGGGTGGTATTTTGGGTGGCATAGCCACTGGAGCTGGTATCGGATCTTTATTGGGTCCGCCGGGTACTGCGCTTGGGGCTGTTGTAGGTGGAGGTATGGCCATCGCTGGCGGTATTACCGGGTACAATATGATTGCAAATCGTAGTGCTTCCGAAGCAGCAGCTATTCAAGAGGCTATGGATAATGCAATTGGTGGTACTGATCCAGCCAAGAGGCTTGGACTACAGTTTGCCCAATCTAGACTATCATCACGGCTGGCATCGACACGCCTTTTTGGTCATGCAGGGACAATGGATGGCTATCAAATTGGCAGCGATCCTATGTATCAAAGAACCGAAGCCGAAGTCGATGCGATTAAATATGGAGTAGTAGGTAAGGTAGGAACAGTAAACGCCAACTCATACCTAAAAACACTCATTTCTTTACAAAATGGTGGAATAATGAATGGTGGAGATATCCTCGGAAACATGACAGTTGGAGCAGGGGATCCTACAAGTAGGTACAAGTCATTATTGAATAACTCGATCGGCGCAGGCGGCGACTACACCATGATCTCAAATGCGCTCAGTAGCGCAACCGCCAATATGATAGGACCCAATGGCGTTGTAGGCGATGCGTTCTTAAATGCCTTGACTGGTAATGTTAAAGGTGACGCAGGAACCCAGAAGTTAGAGTTTGCTAAGCGTCAAGCAGGTATGGATGCTATGGCTGGGATAACAACTGGTAGTGTTGATGGATATCAGGCACACAAAAACTTAGCTATTGCAATGAGATTGGCACCTGATATTGGTGTTTATGAACAAAATTGGTTAGCTAGTCTAGACCCTGGTTCTTTAGCCGCTTTAGCAAAAGACGGTGACAAGAATGTTTTCAAAAACTACAAAGATTCAGGTAAGGGAATGGTAAAACAAATGATGGGCGAACAGTTTGATCATCGCTTAAAGGCACTATTGTCTCCTAATTTGGTTAAAGCTGGTACATTAACTGGTGATGTATATCAAGATATACAAGAGCGTTTTCATGGAAGCGCCTCTGAAATGGCTATGACGGGAAGCGCTAAAGAACGTAAGCGCTTGGGTGACGCTTACGCAATGACTCAAGGTATTGGTAAACGGGCTGGGGAAGGTTTAGTGGAAGACTACGTCAACTTTAAGGGTATCAGACAAAACGATGCAACACCCGCAGATAAGGGTAAGGGGACAACAGAAGGTGACTTCGGAAAATGGGCCCCAGCTTTTGAAAAAATGATGCGTGCCCTTGTTACTGACGGAGATATTACTAAGGGCATAGAGAAGATGGCTCAGTTTGCCCTTCCAGCTGCGATGGGTATTGAGGCACTGAAGAAAGCCTTTGATGAAGATTCTAAGAAAAACCCCATAATCAGTGATAAATTCAAAAGCCAAGACCACGGTCATACGTGGATTAGACCCAATATAAAGAAGCAACCTAAGGGGTAATCATTGGACAATATATACGACACACTTAAAGATTTTAATTCACCAGACGGAGTGCTCAGCACTTCGCCTTTCTGGATACTTTGTGTCGTTAGCTTCCAAAATCAGATCACCTTTTCTCGTTCAGACGCTGACTACCGTGTGTCAGTCACCTCAAACCCAGCTCCCAACACAAATGGCTTGACCGTTGGGGAGGCTATGACAACCTACACTACCATTATAACCTCTGACTGTGTCTCGATGAATACTTCTACCGAGAAAGGTGCCCACCTTAGTAACCTACAGGCTACTCTCCTCCCTAACCTCGATTATATGAACATCGTCTTCCCAGGCGACTGGGTTATGGGTTGGATGATGAACGATCAGCAAACATTCGACAGTGTTTTGGCACGTCTCAAAAAGGGCAAAGAAGCGTGTAATGTGTTCATGGACGGGCTCAAGTTTGTAGGTCGAGTACAGAGCCTTCGCAAGGCTGTATCAATCGAACCAAGTAATGGTATTAAAACAACTCGTTATCTACTCAATGGTACCGGCTTTCAAGAACTAGACTCGTTCTTCTTCTATGATCCTCAGTTAGCCGTAGCTTATCCTAGCTGGGGAATTTTCCTAGCTACGGCTAACAGCTTTATGCAAAGCGTCCTAAGCAGCAACGAGATAACTTCTGACGTTATGATCCCTGCCTTGTTCAAATTGCTATTAGGTAGAGGAACAGACCCCGCGCTAGCCAACCCAATTGGCTTGACCTCCCTTCCAACAGCTCCTGGCTCGGCAGCTACGGAAACGTCTCCTTTTGCTTATCTGGTTCCTACCACGATTGGTACAATTCTTGGTAAAACAAATCAAATCAACCTGCTTTCCTACGCCGACATTATTGAAATGGTCATAGGAGTACAGAGGTATTCCTCCTCTTATGTCGATGCCGGTGACCTGCGCGTTTTCTTGCCAGATGGGATCCAAGACGAGTTAGGCAACATAAAGCATGTAGGTCTACCACTTGTGGGTATATTTAATGCAGATACTCCGCAGTTTATTAACAAAACCATCTGGACCATCATCAATCAGTTTATGAATAATACCATTAACGAAATGTTTACCTGTCTTCGTGTGAATGCCGAAGGTAATGTAGTGCCTCAAGTGGTTGTACGTCAAATGCCATTTTCTGGGCCCGAGCGCTCACTCAAGGACCCTAAACTTACTCCCTACCGAGATATCCCAAGATGGAGGATAGCTCCTGAGTTAATCTACAGATACGACCTAGGACGTAGTGATACGCTGAGAACTAACTTCCTGCACTTTGCTGGTCAAAGTCCAATAACAAGCGCACTGATGGCTACCCAACTCGCCCGCTCTGGCGTGTACTTAGATGAACACGATATCAAGCGTAATGGTCTTCGTATGGATATGCAGACCATTTCAAGTGCAGTTTCAGATCAGGCTTCAGGGCCACAAAGGTGGATGGAGATTAGAGCAGATTACGTTATTGATCAGCAACTCACTCTCACAGGGACTTTTACGTTAGTAGGTATACAGGCTCCGATTTGTGAGGGGGACAACATTGAATTTGAGAACCAAATTTTCCATATTGAGTCGGTATCTCATTCAGTGGCCATAGACCAAAATGGTACCAAGGGATTTAGTACTTCACTCAGGGTGACACATGGCACTCCTGTAGGCAACAACAAATTTGAGCCTAATAACTCGGTCTGGGCCCTGGATGCTAATGGTATTATGATTTCACCTCCCAATGCAGTCACTTCCGAGAACAACTATGGGTAACGTTTTATCAGATGGCACTGTGTTGCCACACTACTTTACCACTATGGACACTTCCTGGGAGACAACCGGGCAGTATGATAATACTCCACTGCGTATCGGAGAAATCGTAGATGTTGTTCTTCCTACTGATAAGAAACGTAGTGTCACCAAGAAATTAATCGAATATACAGTAGCCGTTCAACAAAGGGATGGCGCAGGTATCCTCTGTTCCATACTCTACAATCACTGTCTACGAGCAAATTTATTTGGTGGTGTGGCGGACAAGTTTACATTTACATTACGTAAATCCAAAACAAATCCATCTATTGGGTTATCAATCGGCTCCAAGGTACTAGTTCTTTGTATCAATGGCGAAACAGGCTTTGCGGTAATAGTCGGTGGAATGCCTGATGTCGAGCTAGGTGCAGTAGAGGTGGACCTAGGTCATAACCTGTATTTTGAATTCAACGGGCTCAATACAGTTATTAACAAAGACGGTGAAATGATCCTGACAGTTAAGGGTGCCACTAACTTTGACGGTACACCGGCTAGCAACGCAGACACCACTAAGACCGGTCAGTATGTCAAGCTAACCAAAGATGGCTCTATCAGGCTTGGTACAAACGGAGACGACCAGTACCTTCTTTTCGATAATGCCAAAAAGACGATATCACTAGTAGCCGACCAAGAGCTAGACGTTACTTCGAGTCGTAATGTTGTAGTTAAGAGTACAGGTGTACTGGTTGGCTCGGCTACTGATTTTTGGATGCTAGGCTCCACTTACCGTGCCGCCGAGGCGACATGTAACCAACAACTGATCGCCGCACTAGGTGCAATAGCTACAGCAGCTACTACAGCAGCCGCTGCCCTTACAACGGCCTCTGGCTCGCTAGGCCTAGGTATCATAGGCAACATCCCCGCCGCAGCTCCTGTGGGTGTTGCCGCCTCTCAGATAGCCATCATCGCAGCCCAGGCCCTAAAAGCGGTTCAGGCAATCACCTCACTTGAAGCAAATCCAACCATTTACTTGAGCCCCAAGAACAAGAATGACTAAATGGCACTAGACCTGACAACATCGCAAGGCGCTATTATCGCCAGTCTTGACGCCCTTCTCGATTTAGCCATGAGAAGCGGTGTGACCGTTACGGGTGGAGCACTTCTGCCCGCTCTGCCCTCCTATGCAGACGATCGACAAATGGGTGGGGTCAATGCAGCTGCCACCAGGACATTAGTAAAGCAGAACTTTGAAAGCATTCTAGCCGCCTACATTGTAGCAGTAAATGTAGGAGGCACAGGTGTTACTAAGTGCTATGCCAGCTATTTTATATCAGTTGCCCAAAACGTTATCTCAGTAGTTACTCCCGCAATACTGAATTTTGATACAACCGACATTGATACCGACAATGCAGTAACTACTGGTGCGGCATGGCACTTCACTGTACCAGCTAACAAACCCGGCGAGTATAGAGTATCCTGTAAGGTAGAGTTTGCCGCCGCTGCCAACGTTTACCAAGCTGAAATGTCGTTATACAAAAACGGTGTGGAGGCTAGACGCTTGAGTCACATCACGCTTGGTGTTGGCAGGATTGGCAACTTCACTCTTGGTGGAGAAGCTGATGTCACATGTGTTCCTGGCGATACTCTTGACGTACGCATGTTTCAGTTCAATGATACTTCCACCACCTATCCTACTGCAATTGGTCTGCCTCTTGCTTACATTACAATCCTTGGTCCCATACGTTAAAGCTTAATCTTTAGACTATGCCACAAGAGCTATCACAATTAGGTGCCATGAGCTTAGCTCGTGATGGAAACCTAAATAACTACTCGCCTAGCTATCCTAACCCAGATTGGGTATGGGATACCGTCTCTCCTTTCAACTGGAACAAGAGCTTCCCCTATCAATTGATCGTGGTCGAGGCTTCTAGAGTTGATAGTAAAAATGGTAAAAATAAGCCAACTACTGGGTACACTCCTTCGCTAGAGTTTGCTACTTTCACTCTACCAATAGCCCCACAAGAAATGAACATCAGTACCCCTTCAGCTGTCCACCTTAGTGCAACTTTGGGTGGTGTTATTGAAGAGCATAATGCAGCCCCATTCCGTACAATTACAATGAGCGGGACAACAGGCGTTACTCCTTTACGTGGTCGAGCCGCTGTGCTCGGGGCTCGTGGCTCACTCAAGGCTATCTTTGCAGGCACAATTGGTAAGGCTGAGAAGATTGCAAGTGACTTCGGCAAGCTTATTGGCGGTACCAACAGTAACCTGAACCTTATATCAGACACTCCAGATGTAGGGACAGATGAGTTTTTACAAAGTACAGGGTATCTGCAATTCCAAATGCTTCAAAGGTTTTGGGAAAGCTACCTGCATGCAAAAAAGAGCAAGCCTACTTTACGACTTGCTCTGTGTATATGGAAGGACTCTTCTGTCTTCCTGGTAACACCACTCGACCTTACTCTGCGTCGTAATGCGTCCAGCCCACTTGAATATACTTTCACTCTACAGTTCAAAGCCTTTAAGAGGGTACATCTTAATCAGGACTCACCTGACGCCTTTGAGGGTTACACTCCTTTACCTGACGATATCAGCATTTACCAGAATGTTCTCAATCGTGTTCAAGCAGCTCGTAAGGTGCTTCAAGATGCTCAAGACGTAGTCCGTGCAGCACAGATTGACGTACAGGCGCTTATCGAAGTGTCTCGTGAGGTCGTTTATTTCGCCAAGGATGCACTAGGCGTTGCAACGACTCTTGCCGACCTACCAGCTAACATTATTGGGTCTGCCAGCGATGCCATTCAAGAAGGCAAAGATACCTTCCTCCAGATACAAAGCTTTCTTCGCGCGGGCGGAAATGACACAAATCCTGTTTTGAGTAAAGACCTGACTTCGACTATACAGCAGTACAATATACCTGAGACAGGTAGGGGAAGCGCTACCAATACACAGACTATAGCATTTAATGGGGCTATTGCTAAGCTCTTAGCAGACCCTGCCAAGAATTTCACATTCTTCAATTCTATTGCGGTGGCACAGCTACGTTTGAGTTCTGCGACTACCAAACTTGTAGCCACCGAACGTACACGTGTCCGTAGCCTTACTCGTCTCGACTTTGAGCAGCGCCGGGATACGCTTGTACAGAGTGCAGCCGACTTTGCCGACAACGTAGGAGCAGGTAGCAGTACATTCAACGCAATTTATGGACGTAAGGTACCTACCTCAACTCGTATTCCTACCTTGCGTGATTATGAAATCATGTACCAGCTTAACGAGCTGGTAGCTTGCGCCAATTACTTTGTAGCTTCAGGTCGTATTAATAGGGTACAGACTAACTCAATGGACTACGTTGCTGGTCTAGCCTCTAAAAGCGGAATTGCTTTTACTGTACCACGCAGCAAGTTTGTTGTTCCATTTCCATATGCCTCTACTCTTCCCCAGCTAGCCAATACCTACTTAGGTAATGCAGCTAGATGGATGGAGATTGCAACGCTTAATGGACTACGTGCACCCTATATTGACGAAGTAGGTTTTGATCTACCACTCCTTGTTCAAGGCAGCTCTGCCCAGGTACAGGTTGCTGATACATCCAATATAGTCGTAGGTCAATCTGTGTGGGTAACCTCCAATGCCGTTATTCGTACTAAACGACACGTAACTGATATTCGACGTATTACTGCCACCAACTTCATAGTTACTCTCGACGGAGATACCACCTTAAGTCTATACAAACCAGCAGACCAAGCTTCTCTTCACGCTTACCTACCCAATACTGTTAATTCTCAGATGCTTGTCTACATTCCGTCAAACCTTGAACTAAACGGCGTAGACCTACAGACCAAGTCGATCCCCGGCATCAACATCTTTGACAACCTCCTCCTCATTGCAGGTACAGATGTACTACTTACTCCTGGTGGGGACTGGGCTATCGGCCCCGATGGAGATTGCAGGGTCGCACAAGGCCTTACCAACCTCATCCAGCGTGCACGTATAGCTTTACTCACCCCTCAGGGGAGCATGATTCTACACCCCACCTTCGGCCTTCCTATCAAAATAGGTGAATCAACCGCAGATTCCTCGGCACGTGACCTGTTAGCGGCTGCCAAAAACCTATTTTCTGGTGACTCTTCCTTTACTGGCGTGAATAGTGCATCTGTTGTAAAAAATGGTCCTACTTCCTTTTTATCTATTGGAATAGGCGTACGTGGCGTTTCTGATCTTATCCCGATTACCGTTGCTATCAAGCAGTAGTAATCTTTGTATTGTCCAGCTCAAGTACCTTCTTTGACCTGACCATCCCTATGGCAAATATACCTACCCCCAGATCATATAGCACCGTACTTGGTGACATGATTTCTGCTTTCCTTTCACGTTATGGTATACGTGGAATAAAGGTAGGTAGCCCCGTACTCGCTGTATTAGAGGCAGGCGCACAAAGCGATGTACGCTCAGCTCAAGATACATTCAGTATGTTAGACGTTGGCTCATTAGAAAGAGCTACTGGGTCGGCACTTGATCGATACGGAGCTGATGAAAATACGCCGCGTGTACCTGAAACAGCCTCCTCTGGTTTCTGTAACGTTACTGACAGCACTTTTACTAAGAAGTCTACTCGTATCTACCAGGGGCTCTCAGCTCCTATCGTAGGTAGTTCTTCTGTCAACGTCTTAGATACGACTGGCTTCCCTATCTCAGGCAGTATTTATATAGGGCGCAACACAATCAACTACGAAGGTCCGTTGGCTTATGGCAGCATTACAGCAACTGGCTCCTACTTTACTATCAACTTGGTTGGTACTACACAAAAATACCATAACCTGAATGAAACGGTAGTTCTTGCCCAAGGTGGTCTACGTACCATTACAGCTGGTACTCTTGTTCAAACCGCTTCAGGCTCCATCTCAGAGTCTTCACAGTTCAAAGTACTGTATGCTGCTTCCATCCCTGATGGTGAAGTAACTATATCAAATATCTCTATTGTCTGCACAAAGAACGGTATAGTAGGTAACGTAGGTCAGGGAGCGATAATACAGTTTCCTTCTCTTCCATTCACTGGCGCTACTGTAACCAACGCTTTACCAATCCGTAATGGTCTACCGGCTGAAGACGACAACACCTACCGTGAACGTATCCGGTCAGCTCGTGCTTCACGTAACAAAGGTACACCAACTGCCATTAAAACTTCGGCAACCGGTGTAGTTTCCTTTGACGAAAACAAGCGAGTAGCTTCTGCTAACGTATTGACACGAGCAGGATCTCCCACTGCCGTTTACATTGACGACGGAACAGGCTACGAAGAACGTAACGTAGGGGTAGCTACCGAGTCTATTGTTAGTAATGCAATTGGTGGAGAGCCTTACTTCCAGCTCGCTCAACAGCCGGTAGCCAAGGCTTTCAATGTAAGTCTTTCCATAGCCCCTTTCGTCCTTACAGCTGCGAGTGTCCTGTCAGTTAAAATAGGTGGATTCCAATACAACCACACCTTCCCTGCCTCTGACTTCAAAGCAGTCGGTAATGCCTCTGCTTACGAGGTTGCTTCTTCGATCAACGCCGACAGCTCAATTCTATTTTCTGCACGTACTGTAAATGGTGGACAAAGTATCGTCTTATTTGCAAGGGCAGAAACTAATGATAGCGTTGAAGTAGTGCCAGCTGCTGGCATAGACGCCAATATCGCGCTTAGCTTTCCTGTAGGGAGAGTAGACACTCTTCGTTTATACAAGAACGATCGTCTGCTTACCAAGGACGGTGCCCTAGCTTATCTCAACAGCGGTCTTCAAAGTGCCTGGGGTGTTTTATCCTCAGGAGAAACCCTGACTGTGTCAGTAGACGGCACTCCTGCAACTACATATACATTCAATGATATTGACTTTATCAACGCTAATACAGGTTTCATAACATTATCACGTAACAACTCACTTGCCTCTTGGGCAGCAGTCTTTAATGCTAAGCTCCCAGGCGTGACTACTTCGGTAAATGCTGGTAGTCTTCTAATGACCAGCAATGCAGGCGCCGTAGCTCGTGCAGCTCTATCTATTACAGGTGGAACGCTATCGACTATTGGTAAGTCAATGTTTACTGTAAGCTCTTTAACTGGTCTGTCTAATGACTACGTACTTGATCGCAACCGTAGCCAACTCACTCTTACCTTACCGCTCTCTGCTAACGATAGGCTCACTTCTGGTACTACTCAGACAAGCGCCTTTATCGAAAGCGGCGTATTGGGTAACGTATCCCCCAACGCTGGACAGCTTTGGTTTGTAGTAGACGGAGCAGCTCAGATAGTGCCTACCGCTGTCACAGGGACCACCTCCATCGCATTCGTGGCAGGTACCTTCCAAGGAGTCCCTGTGACCACCGTTACTGCTGCCGGTGGCTTCACAAACTTATCGGTAGGGGACTGGATTATCCTTTGGGATCCAGCCCTCAACGCCGCCAATGTTGGCTCCTTCAGGGTCAATCAGGTGACCGCAAACTCTTTCGTAATAGAAGCTACCGGCTTCACCCAGACTCTCACCTTGCCTACTCAGGGTATTGTGGTGGTTCGCACTAACGCCAACGCCCAGCTCCAGCGAGTGGTCATCCCCCTTCTTGGTGGAGGATATACCGCTTCTACTCTTGCTGTAAGTGTTTCAAGTCAATTGGTAGGTGCTACCTCTTACGTTTACCGGACCAACAAGCTGAGAGTCGCTACTAATACTAATGGTACCAATGGTGATGTCGCCTTAGTAGCGGTTGATGTCGAAGGTAAGAAGCTACTTCTTCCTACCGGAAATGCCTCTTCCAGTTTGACCAGCCACATTGCAACGATTGAGTCACTCGGCTCTGAGCTTACCACACCCAACTTCTTGGTTCGTAACTCCACTAATACCAATACGCTTTCTACCACTCCTAATAGCGTGGTAGGAATGACAAGCGGAAGTATCCTGGTAGGTGGCTTTCAGTTCAACGGACCAACCAATACAGGTGGTCTATGGGGCAATTTACATGGTAAGAAGTTTTACCTACAAAGCCTAACAGGTGGAGTTGCAACGCCTCGTACTGTTCCTACTCAAGGCTTTTACCTCAATGATGGCTTATACTCTACCAACGGCTTCGGGCTTACTGCTACTGATACATTAACAGTGGTGGTGGATGGTGATATCTCCTCCAAGCGCTACACTGTCCCAATGTTTCGTCGCCTAAAGACAGTAGGTACTACTTACTCAGCTGGGGCAACGTATAAGGACGTAGACAACTCCAACGCTTCGCTTGTAGCTGCATTCGGCGCGGCCTACGACTTCTCTGATTTTGCTATTTATATGAATGCCCGCACGGTTGCTTTGCCTGCCACCACCTCAGCCATCCTATTCCGTTACTACTTGTATGGGGTTGTGGGGAACTCGGCTCGTGTTCGTTTCGTATACCCGGCTGCACCTTCTCTACCTGTTGCTGTGACAGTAGATGATCTCACCACTGGGACAGCAGACGCATTGGTAGCTCTTCCTTCAGGAGCTACACGTAACCTAAGCAGTGTGATGCGGACCACCACCAGAGTCGGTTTACTCTCCGCAGGCCCTGACGGTGGTGGAGTCTTTACATTAAACTATATTTTCGGTTATGCCTCCACAAGCGGTACAAGGGATGGTGCTAATAATACCACCCTTACCCTCACGCTAGCTCCATCCACTGCCCTTTTTCATGGGATGTTAGTCGGAGACGTTGTATGGGTCAACACCAACAGTAATCCCAACTTCTCTTCTGGTGCTAAAACGATAACAGCTGCAACTACTACTACAATCGTCTATACAGAAGTGGCGGCAGCGATAGGTGCTACTGCCATCACCGCAACAGTATCAGCGGACTCAGCAGGGGAAGTTATCCTCCCAGGCTTTGGAGCCAATGACATAGTTAACGTAACAGGAGCCTTCAGCTCTGCCTCTGATCCGATCACTGTTAATGGTCAAGGTGGAGTATATGGTGCTTCCTATACCAATAAGATTGGTAGAATCAATGGATTTGGTTCACAATATCTCTCTGTCTATACAGCTGCAACACTGGCTCCTACTACAGCAGGCTTCCCCTTCTATCGTGCTCTTGGTACAATAAACGCTTTCGTAGCCTATCCAATCGATACCACCAACAACCTAGCTACTCAAATTGCTACTTCCGTAAATGCACTCGCTGCCCTGCCTAACTCGACTTGTCCAGTAACGGCTGTAGCTGTAGGTAACGGAACAAGTAATGCTGGCTCTATACTTCTAGCCACTTACGATGCTTTGGACAACCCCACCAGTTTCTACAGCTTCAGCGATGGGATCCAGTATATCCTGTCAAGCCCGGCAGGAGCCGATTACACATTAAACTTCAAAGACCCTGTTACGGCAGCTCTTGCCACTAACTCGGATTGGGCTAACGAACAACCACGCCTAGGTCCTATTACCGCAGCCGGGGTGGTTAAGTGGCTCAACACCTCAGCTGTTAGTGGACTATTCTCTACTGCTTTAGTAGCCGTTTCGAGTCGTAACAATAAGCTGCAAATCTCTTCAAACACACAAGGTTCTGTCAGTAGTGTCCAGGTGCAGAATAGTCCAGCCAACTCGGTCGTCTCAGCTGTGGTAGGCTCAGCAGCTGTAACTGGGACAGGCAATCAGTCGGTTCACCAGATCACTTCCACAGACGCCATTAACTATGCTGGCGGAAGTTGGGTTTCATTACAAAACTCGGTTGGTGCAAGCAAGGGAGCAATCAACAGCCTAAGCCAGTGCAATACGATTGATGCACTTGGTAACTTTACTTTTGATCTAACAGGCGGTCACGCAGCCCCCTTCACCTTTGCCGTACCTGTGCTTGCAGCTGGTTCTTTCAACTACGAACGACAAGGTAACTTCATCTTGGTGGCAGGTAGCCGTGAATCAGGTGCAGCTATCAACCTAAGTACACTTACCCCAGGTAGCTATATCAATATCTCCTCAGCAGCCTTTGCCCAGAATAGCGGTAACTTCCGTGTTGTAGCCGTTGATCCAGGAGTAGCCGGTAATGGTGGCGGTGTATGGATCGAAAACGCAAATGCCACTGAAGCGCAAGATGACCCTGCTACAGTCCAGTTCACCACTTCAGATAGCGTTCAGCCAGGGGACCAGCTAATCATTACCTCTGCCGTATATGGGGTAGGTAACCAAGGAACGTGGATCGTCAAGTCAGTTGACTACACCTCAGCTGGTGCCCACTTCGTGGTAGACGTGTCTCAAACAGTCACCACTCCATATGCTGGCTCGACTACATTAGTAGCCGCTGGTGCAGTGGGCCAAGTCTATGTACGTGAAGCGACTGGTAGCAAACTAATTAGACAAATCATTTCTGTATCCCCTAACGCAGCGGGGACTTTGGCTGATGTCAAGTTAAATGGTGGGGCCAATACCAACTATATCTCCTCTGGTCTTGGTACCGTTATGTCAGCGCTCGACAAGTTCAACTTCCCCACCTCCCTCAAGACAGGTATTGATAGTTACAGTTACAGTGTTGGTTTGATTGGGCAGGTCAATACCGTTCTATATGGCTCAGCCCAGGACCCCGTTACTTACCCTGGGGTCGTAGCAGCTGGTGCCCAGGTGAATATCCTTGGCCCACTTGTCCGTCGTATCCAGATTTCATTAGCAGTTCGTATAGGCTCTGGGTCGCGCCAAGATATCTCAGACCAAGTAAAGTCTCGTGTCGCAAGTGCAGTCAATAGTACAGCAGTTGGTCAAAGCGTAGCTCTTAGTGATATAGTAGCAGCTGCAAGTAAAGTAGCTGGTGTGGTCGCCATTTCTATCATTAGTCCCACCTATAGTTCCAATAACGACCTGATCAACGTACAGCCATACGAGAAGGCGCTTGTCTTGAACCTGGATACCGATGTGCTTCTCAACTTTGTGGGCGACTTCTAAGCCCTAATCTTTAAGGTACGCGGCTACCGCGATTCCTTATGGCAAACTCTATCTCATTCCTGTCTGCGTCGTTGCAGGCTGTCAATACGATCCGCTTGACTTATTCAGCGTTTCCATTGACAGCCTCTAGTTATGGAATCAATGACGCCACCAATATAGCAAATTATATCATTATCGGTCCAGGGGCAGGCCCCTTCCTTGTGCAGACTGTCATAGACCACCCTGAACAAGTGGATCTCGTTTTTCAATCTACTATCCTACCTGGAGTCTGGTCAGTTACCTCCAGTAACATTCAGACTTGGGATGGCTTGGTCTGTCCAAACAGAACAATCTCTCTTCCTATTAGTCAACAGCTACTTGTTTCTGCTATTAGTCAGGGTGCTGTTAATGATGGAGCAGAAAGTTTCATCCGCAAGCATATAGGTCGTGCATTCAAAGGACTTGGCTGGAATGCCATTGTCTGTGCTTTGGGTGTATCAGATAGATATAACTGGGACAATTCACGCTTAGCATTCAACCAGCTCTGGCGTTCAACTGCGAGCGGTGTATACCTAGATAGACGTGGAGCTGACTTTGCTATTCGTAGACCGCCTTCTGTCGGTATGACAGATGATTCTTTTCGTCGGCTTACCATCAAGTCGGCAGCCAATAAGCTTACCCCCGAGTCGCTACTAGAGGTACTTGAAATCTATTACGGTAGTGCTGCTGTAAGGGCAATGTGTTCGACCACAGGTACATCCCCATTCCCCCTAGTAGATGGCTACGATCTACAGCTTCTGATAGACGGTAAACAGCTTGTTGGTGTAACCTTTAATGCAACCGACTTTGCTAACATTGCTCAAGCAGCAGCTATTGAGGTAGCCGCCTCTATCACCACTGCATGTACATTTGCCGGTACTAAGGCCTATGCCTACTCCTACACAGATCCCACCACTGGCTCAAGCTCGGTTAACGTCGTCTCAAGTTCTCTTGGGCTTGGTTCGAGTGTAGTTGTAACAGGTGGTCATGCTCAGAGCATCCTAGGCTTCCCTGCCCTCGTTACAGGTACAGGAATAGTCACCCCGTCAACCGCCTTCGCCTGGACGATATCCATCCCTCAGACCGGCACAGCTCGTTTTACGCAGACGGCAGGACCAGCCCTCAATCTGTCTCTGGTTCAAGCAGGGGACTACTTCAATTTCTACAGCACAGGTTACAACGCAGCTAACAAAGGTAGCTTTACTATCGCCAATGTGTATTACGGCGGTGTAGCCTCTCAGTATATTGATGTAACCAATCCAAATGCTGTAGCAGAAGCAATTGGAGCAGGTCAGGCATGTGATGCACTCATCTTCAGGCCTATCAAGAACACCGTTTACTTGAGCGTAGCCCCAGTCCTATTGTCACAGAACGGGGTAGGTTTCGATGTTCAGCTGCCAGCCACGTCCCAGGCTGTATCACGTACCAAAAACAGCGGGGCGTACTTTCAACCAGTGAGCACTCTGGCTATTAGCTCTATTGTACGTACTATCGATGGCACAGTTACTGTTACTACTTCAGCGCCCCACGGTCTTTCGGTGGGGCAACAGCTGATCATAGACGGCATAAACGTTACTTCAACCGCTCCAGCTATCAATGCAGGTACAGCAAGCACCACCTCTTCTTCATTAAGCACAGTCTCGTCTACACTAACAGCTGCTACCTGGACAGTAAGAACGGGACCTAGTTTAGCAGCTATACCCAATGGTATGCTTTTGTTTGGTGGTCAGAATGCAGCAGGTAACATTTTGTTTGCTGACTCATATCGTTATATCTTTGGTGCAGGGGTAGCGGCAGCAGATGGTTCTATAGCTTATCCGTATACCAGTCCGGCAACTCCTTCATGTCCTACTGCAATGACCGCATCGAGTATTAACGCTATTACTGGAACAAGCAAGTTGGTGATTGGTGCAGGACAGACTGCCACATCTGGTGTTGAGAGATTCTTTAACGGCTACTATGTATATGACTATGTTGCCAATACCTGGACTGTAGGTGGAACCTATAACGTTCAGCGAGGGTACGCAAGTGCGGCCTACCTATCGGCTTCAAATAAGCTCATCGTAGCAGGAGGCAAACTAGACAACACTGGTGCTCCAGGGGCAGGAACTATATCAAACGCGATTGATGTGATTAACGCTGCTTCCCTCACAGGTCTAGCTACAGCCGGTGGTACACTCAATGTAGGACGCTATGGAGCTGTTATCGTTCCAGTCCTTAATGGTACAAGGGCATTGGTGGTTGGCGGCTCACCGACATCGGCGTTTTATGGTGTTGCTACCCCAACCTCCTTAACCGAGCTTATAGACCAGACCGGAAATGTTGTGGCTACAGCTAATATGGCCGTGGCGCGTACCGATCCGGCTCTAGTAACATTACCCGATGGCAGGATATTAGCTATTAACGACCAAGCTGGCCCTGTTACTACTGCTTGTGAACTATATGACCCAGTTACCAATAGATGGGCTATGACTTCCCCCACTTTAATCGCGCACTCCTCCTTCTCTTACTTTTACCATCCTGCCAAAAACTATGTATATGTAGTCTCTTATATATCCAATCAATCCTCGGAGTACTACAATGTTGCTACTGGTGAATGGAGTCTGGCTCCCTGGATAAGGGCAGGGGGTATAGCTGCGCCTAGAGTAGGTGCTAACTCAGCCTTTAGTATCAATAACGATGCACTGGCGTTCGCGTATGGTAACAATACTGCTACCAGTAACGTGTCCGAAGTAACGATTGTGAATACGGATGTATACTCAGCTGGTAAGGTCAACGGTCGTACAGCTGGCATCACAGCTGTACCAACCACTACCACACTACAATTCAAAACAGAAGCTACTATTTATTCAAGTGGGACAGGTGGAACAATATCAATTGCTACCGCTGGGCCATCTATTGTACCCGGTCCTTATGTATACGATACCAAGGGCGGGGCACCGGTAACGGCTATTGAGACAACCACCTCAGCAGTAATCTTGAGTGGTAGTAGTTACCAAAGCATTGCGGTAGCCAACGCAAGTACGTTCCCCAACTCAACAGGCTACTTGGTTTTTGCTTTTGGTACAACTGGCGCAGTATATCCAGTTAAGTACTTCGGGATTCAAGGGAATACACTACTCTTAGATGCCTCATTAGTTTTCAAGTCAGCTGTTCCAGTTGGTTCCAAAGTTACCTTACTCTCTCAGATAGCACCTTGGGTGCCCGCTTCCCCTCAGTCAGTTGGCTCTTTCTATCTGACTGCTTCAAGCTCAGGACGTGTGTCAGCAACAAAAGCAGTTAACGACAACTCGGCTGCCGGAATCAAGGTGAACATATCTGTCAAGTACCCAGGCGATCGAGGCCTGGGTGGAGAAGGTCAGGCAACGCACGGCTTACCCAAACTAACAGATGCGGTTTCAGTATGGGGCTCAGATAACGTAGACCAGGATCTAGCTACGGCAAGGATAACTTAAATGGCTAGACAAACAGTACTAACTGGGGCCTCTGTAATTTGCTATATCAATGGTAAACCATATGGACTCGTCTCTTCATTCCAATGGTCTTCGACTACTAACCGCAAGAGTATCCCGGAGCTTGATTCTCCTTTACCAGCAGAGTTAGCGCCCACAGTAGCTAAGACGACTGGGGTAATAGGTCTATTCCGGCAAGCAGGGGATCAAGGCATAGAAGGTACTGGTATGGCTGCCCCTGTTCCACAGCTACCACGGGAAAAGTACTTCACGATTATGTTAGTAGAGCGTACCACTGACAGCATTATCTTCCGTGCCGACTACGCTTCTGTAACTAACCAAACATGGAATGTCCCTACTCGTGGATTGGTAACTGGTACTGTAAACTTTGAAGCACTCGACTGGACCACCTCAGGCCGGTCGTAATTTATTTAGTATTGGAGATATAATGAGCGTTTCACGTCAATTAAACTTACTTGGTCAGCAGCGTGTAGATATCCCTCACTTCCGCTCTCTTGAGTCGTCTATTTCAAACGACTTCGACCTAGCAATGGGTACAATCGTAGCAGGGCAGAAGCCTTTGATCGTTAAAGGCTTCAATATCTCAATGACTAACGTTATTGGCAAGGCTGCTTCGGCTCTAGTATTAAACGCAGCCAATGGAGTCGTGATTCACTACTTCGCTTCGGAAGCAGGCTCTATATTATCTGTTTCAGCGGCCCAAGCAGCGGATATCCTTACCTCGACCAATCCAAACGTTTCAGGCGCTTTCGTATCCAATAATACTAACTATGTAGGTATTGACTTCTTGCGTGCTACCGATCCAACCACTACTGACACGGTACAGTTCCTAGACGCCACTTCCCTTGTAGAGACGGCAAAGTCTGTACCTCTTTCACGTGCTCTTACCTACAAGATCGTCATTAGCACCAACTCCTTCTCGTCTGCCTCAAATATCTGTCCTATCGCCAAAGTCGTTACTGATATTAACGGCAACGTCACCTCAGTTACAGATTCACGTAAGATGATGTTTCGCCTGGGGTCTGGCGGGGACTTTCCCAACATCCAGAATACATATTCATTTCCTGCTGGACGTAGCGAGAATACACTTACCAGTAGCGATGTTTTCTTAGGTGGAGATAAGTCTATTGGAAACCTGAAGGACTGGTGCGACTCTGTTACTACCCGTCTATGGGAAGTATCTGGAGGTGGAGACTATTGGTACTCACCTACCAGCCCACAGAACGTACAGATGATTAAAGAGGGTGCAGCACTTGCAAACGGAGACTACTTTAGCTACTCAGGCGCAGGCGGTGCAAACGGCGACCTTACTTGGCAGGGGATCAGGATTCTATTTAGCAATGCAGTTGCTTCCGGTGTTTATTACAACATAGTCACAGACCAAGCTGCACCACTTGTGGGTCTAACTAACCTTGCTATTGGTGAATGTGTATATGTAGACCTGACTCGTGCCTCGAACGCAACGTTGACCGTTACCAAGACTGCCCTGACCGCGCTTGGTTCACCGGTTATCCCAGGTAGCCGCTATATAATGGCTTATAGAGGGCCTAGCGGCTACGTATACGCGCGTAATAACTATCTACCGGTTAGCTCTACCAATCCCTTCGCTGCGATCCCAGCAGCCACTGCTATAGCAAACGGCACTGTAACATTATCTGCAACCCCTGGTAGTACCGTCAACCCTCTTGTGCCGTCTATTAACGCAGGCGGGTTGGCGCAGACCAACGGTATTCTCGCTATTGCAGCGGGTCCTGCAACCGTTAAGGGTAATGCAGTTGCAACTGGTGTAGGTACCGCACTCGATAACGTAACAGCCTTGACCGCTGGTGGGCTCATTGCATCGATGCGCAGTGCCGGTGTGGAGAAGGCTAGTATAGACTACCTAGGCAACCTACTCGCACCTCAGTTCAAGGCTTACGGTACCTCTTCTGCTACGCTACTAGGGACTGTAGCTTCAACCGGTACAGCAGTCGCCAACATCATCGACAATACAATAAGCTTAACAACCGTTGGCGATAAGATCCTTTCTATTCGCACCGCTGGAGCAGAAAAGGCGTTCTTTGACTATACAGGTGCTCTAGCAGCTACTTCATACACAGCTACTGGCACTAACGCCGTAACAATCAAGTCGCCTGCAACATCTGGTACTGTCAACATTATTGACACTACCAGTACACTATCGGCAGCAGCTGACAAACTACTCTCCATCCGCAATAACGCCTCGGAAAAAGCCTATGTAACTAAAACTGGTAGTGGTAGCTTTGCTAACGTAGGTATCGCGGGACAACCTGTGTTAGGGGCTTGTTATGGTGTTTGCAGTGCCTTTTCTGGAACCGCTAATACCACTGTCACTACAGCGGCAACTTACTATAATATTCAGGGAGTTATCGGGACCTCCGGCACCAGTGCAATCGGCTTCCCGTACTTTGCGGGGGATATAACAAAGTTACGGTGGATCCCCGCCCTACCTACGGCTGGGCAAGTTATCGGTATCAGAATGGGATGGAACGGTACATTTACTACCAACACTTCAGGAACTGTTACTTTTGCCCCTGTATTCTCAACGGATAGCGGCACTACTTGGACCATATGCCCAGGCGGCGCACAGGGGTTGACCTCTATAGTAGCTGTTGCTGGCACCACCTATAACATAACAGGATTTAGCATCTGCTCAGTGAGCAACCCAGCTACTCATTTTGGTTTCGGGGTTACGCACTCAGTAAGCGCCTCTCAAGTGACCCCAAACTTGATTGTGGAAGCCTCCGTATATAACACTACCAGCTTTGTATTCTAAAACACAGCTTGAACCGCCACTGTCCCAAAACCAATTAGTAGTGAAGCTGAAACCACCTTCGCGACTCCATCATTGACACCCAATCCGTGGACAGTATCCCATGCGTCATTGCCAGCCGTATTCTCTTTGAATATCTTTGCAGTATTGTACTGAAAATCCCACCAAGCGGCAGCTCTACCTGCATTAAATAATCCCCTCCATACCGGATCAGAGCTGTTTTTGTATAAGGCTGAAAAGATAGCCATTTCAAGTAAGTCCGTAACACGAGGGGCCACTGCAACCAAAAAAAAGTTGGAGCCGGTAGCTAATCCACGGTACTCGACCGAGGCAAGTGAGCCATACTTGAAAAAGTTGATATCTTTAACACCAACACCCGTCAAGTGAGCCATACCTGCGTGGGACAATTCGTGTAAAACAAGTTGGGCAGGACAGACAGCTGGCATCCACATGATTGTGAACCAGGGATTGCCAGACTGCGCACGAGCAGGTAGTGCGAGCAGAAGGATCAGCATCAAGATTCTCATAGCATCAACCGTATCACGTAACAATATACAAGTCAAGGGGATAAAACCAATGTCAACAAAAGTATTCTTTGTCTACGGACTGA